TCGATGGAGTCGTTATTTACCCCAGGGTTACCAGCAGAAGAGTAGTTTACTGGTCCGATACGAGTGGAGATCTCTTTGAAGTTGTCGTTGAGGGCCTGCCCACCAGCACCAGTTACGGGCTCTGGAGTGACATACTTCAAACCTCTGTACGTGCTTAGACTAGCCATAAAAACGGGTCCTGTATATATGCGGAGATCTCATCAATACAGGGTTATATTTCCCCAATATTTGTTCTACATCCTTTCCCAAAACAAAGTACACATGTCGATAATAAGAGTGGTTATGTTATCGGTATAATAGAGACTTAAATGCAGGAGCATTCAATGACTACACTGGAACTAAAGAAGAAGAAAGAACATGACATTTTTGAAGAGGACTATTCCCCTTCGCAAGAAGAGTGTGCAGCCATCTACGAATTCGTTGAGAAGTATGACTATTCTGAACAAAAGTCAAGAGGGCAAAATGACGTAAAGATCGGTAAGGAACAGAATTACGTTGGTAAGATGGCAGAGTTCGTCGTTTATCACAAGCTCAAGAATATTTTCAAAGGCTTCCCGAAGCCTGATCTAGAGATATATCCATCAGACAAGAAAAGCTTCGGTGCGGATTTCTCGTATGTAACGCCTACTGGTACGAAGCTAAAGATCTGCGTAAAAGGGCAGGCTACATATATGAGTGAGAAATATGGCTATCCAATTTCGTGGATCTTTAACAAGGGGAATATTAACAAAGGCGGCGGGAGAGATGAAGCCTTAGACCCAAAGAACAAGAGGATATTCATTTTCGTACTTGTTAATTATGAGGGAAAAAGTGGCAGGATTTTAGCTATAGTACCTTCAAAGACTATCCATGAGCTAGATCTCTGGAAGGCTCCTGACAAAGAAAGCCTTAGAAAGAGCAAAAAAGCTATCCTTCTATCGGACCTGGAAAGTCATGGACTTGCTGGTATCTTGCCACTGAAAAAGGAGGCAATTACAACGTGATATTTCGTTACCCAGTGGTCTTTAGATATCTCTTGAAGGTAAAAATGCTCAATTAACAGAATTATGTACTGTCTTAGAAATAGGAGGGTACATAATGAGACAATACGATGTAAAAAATGCGAAAAGAATTGAACTTGATTACAGAGTTAAACAATGTGGAATTTATTGCATATATAATAATGTAAACAATAAATTCTATATCGGAAGTTCTGTTTTTGGCTACCACAGGATTAGAGGCCAGCATTTAATAAGATTAAGAAAAAATGCTCATACAAACCCGCATCTTCAAGCAGCTTGGAATTTTTATGGCGAAGAATCTTTTGAGTTCTTTATCTTAGAAGAAACATCGAAAGATGAGATGCTGGATGTTGAACAACTATATCTAGACAATACAGGATGTTTGAATAACAAAATAGGTTATAACATAAACACAAAAGCACAGAAAACCATTTTGACGCCAGCACAACGTGAGAAAATTAGGCAATCGAAACTGGGGAAGCCTAGATCAGAAGAAACAAAAAGAAAAATCAGTGAATCTCAGATGGGGAAGAAGAGGCCAGATACTTTTGTCAAAAGGAGGAAAGAGACAATGATAAAACGTGGGTTATTGAACAAAGATGGTAGCAGAACAGAAAAATACAATAATATAGTCAGGAAAGCGATGATAGAAAAGGGACTTTTAGATAAAGAAGGTCATATGACTTTGAAATATAGGAAGTTACTTCACATAGATTATAAAGGATCATAATTGTGTTGATGCGATACCCTGGCGGGAAAGCCAAGATTAAAAGGTTAATAGCTGATCGCATCTCGTATTTCTATGAGCTGAATGGATATGACATTGAATTTGCTTCACCATTTTTTGGCGCAGGAGGAATGGAGTTCCATCTTCTAGGGATCACTCCCATAGAAAGCATATGGATCAATGACTTCGATCCAGGCATCGCCGCTATCTGGACGGCGGTTATGCTCTATCCTAAAGAACTGGGCAAGAAGATAAAGGCTTTCGTCCCCAGTGTAGCCAAATTCGAGTTGTTCAAGAAAGAGCTTCTTTCTGGGAAACATAACGAAGACGTTGTAGATTTGGCTTTCAAGAAAATCGCCATACACCAAACATCGTATTCTGGTTTGGGAACAATGTCTGGATCTCCGCTAGGTGGGAACTCTCAAGCTTCCAAGTATCCCATTGACTGTCGTTGGAGCCCTAACCATTTGTGTAAGATGATAAGGAAAGCACATGAAGCTTTGTCGCAAACGGACGCGAGAGGGGACAAATGCTCTCATGTAGATTTCGGGCAACTTATTAGAAAGAGTGGAAGGCGTTTCCTGTATCTTGACCCTCCTTACTATAAGAAAGGTCCAGAGCTTTACCAGCATTCCTTCCGCAGAAGGGATCACACTAGGCTAGCTAAGGCTTTGCAAAAAACTGAGAATCAGTGGCTGTTGTCTTATGACGACCATGAAGTGATTCGAGACCTGTACGATTGGGCTCACATACTTGAGATTCCAATCTCTTACACGATAAATACGAGCAGAAAGAAAGTAGAACTCCTGATATCCTCTGATCCGTCACTATTGGAGGAGCCGAATCAAGAGATTGATTTGTTTGAGGAAGGTTGAAACCATGCTGAATGTATTTGTGCTAGAAGACGACCCGAACCGTATCGAGTGGTTTGAGAAGATGTTCGGTGAAACAACACATACTGATGATGTCTTAGAAGCTAAAGAGATACTAAAGAGTGACCAGTTTGATTTGATCTTCTTGGATCATGATCTTGGTGGTGATGCTTATGTGCGAGGGAAAAACGGCGACGGGATTGACCTGGCAAGGTGGATGGCAGAAGAAAAGAATCACCAGGATGTGGGCATAATAGTTCACTCTTTGAACAAGCCAGGAGCAGACAACATCTTGGCGACATTGAAAAACACTCATTCTCGCGTTTTTAGAATAGATTTTGTCACGTTGAAATATCGGATAGGCAAGAACCTGCCAGGATTCCAGGCAGCTTTAGCGGAGCTTTCCTCAGATGCTTGAATTTGAGATAAAATTAGATCGTTTTACGCTCCGGACTACTCAAGAAGCAATAAAAGTTGCGGAAATACTTTACTCGCCTATTTTTCCTGACGGAAAAGAGTCGCAATCCATAGAGATAGCAAACATGATGATGGCTGAAGGCGGCATATTTGAGGTCAACGTCAATACAAAGGTCTTGAAAGAAGACGAGCTAGACGGTTACAATCGTGAGGCGTTTGCAAAAGTCATTGACATCCTAATGTTCCTCACCAAGATTTCAATGCTTACAGAAACAGAAGAACTGTATCTTGCAGAAACAGAGTTGGTGAAGGAAGATGGGATGTTGGAAAAACAGCTTTTTGATGATGAGTGGACAGGGATTGACACACAACCTTTGGATTATTGCGACGAAGACGAAGACGAAGGCGAAGAATAAAGATGGCGAAGTCAAATAAACTATTGCCACGAAGACGGAGAGTAAAGATGGCGAAATCAAAAGCAGAACAATACGCCGATAGATTTGATGCGGATCAACTCGAAGAGATCATCGAAGTTCTTGATACTCTCTACGACGAAGGGCAGGACTGCATCAATCCCATCGACGGTAAAGAAGTGTCAGACCCAGAGTATGACTGCTTCCGTCCACGACTCAAGAAGCTGCGACCAGATTCTCGCATCTTTACAACTCCCTCTGCGACCAAGAGGAAAGTCCAAGGGGCGATGATTAAGCACGATCCTCCGATGGTCTCCATCGAGAAAGCCAATGGATCGGATCGTCGCGAACGTCTCGCCAAGTTCCTACAAGAGTCGATGACGAGAGCAGGATACACTTCTAAAGTTCACAACAAAAGAGATAATACCGATCATGCCATTTTTGCCCAGTCCTATAAGAGGGATGGCGTTGCCGTAGCAATCAAATGGGAAAAGGGCGAGTTGGTCTCTGCTGGGCTTCGCCCCAGAGATGGGGTCAATGGCGAGGATGTCACAGCAAACATCATCCATGTTCAAGGCGTACCACAAACTCTTCCCCTCCCGCTCGACATAGAAATTCGCGGAGAGTTGGAATGCCAGATCGCAACCTTTAAGAAGGTCAATGATAGTTTGACGGCTGCTGGGGAAGACACGTATGCAAACCCCCGCATGTTCACTTCCGGTACCATTCGCAAGATGAAAGACGCTGACCCGAAGAGGATTGCTAATCTAAACTTCACCGGGTATATCGTCATAGGACATCACGATCCAGATCTCGTTACGGCGATTCAACAAGCGAAATGGGTCAACAAGACTCTCAAGGTGAACTTTGTAAGGAAAGAGCCATTCCGAGGAAGCCAACTCCTTGTTATGGAGAAGAACGCGGCAACTCTTCCTTATGAGGTAGACGGCGTTGTCGTTGAAGTTAACAACTTCGAGGATTGCGAACAACTGGGGACGCATGGAGACAACCCAATTGGCAACCCTCGCGGCAAGATGGCTTGGAAGTTCAACGAGAGGGACTATGCGGCTACGGTAAAGAACATCAGATGGCAGACTGGACGCACCGGCAGAGTTACGCCTGTCTTGGAGTTCGATGCAGTCCTGATCGACGGAACAAACGTTGTTAACTGTACCGCTAGCAATCTCGGCATCGTAAAGGGACTTGGGCTTGGTCTTGCTGCAAAGATCACGATCATCAAGAGCGGCAAGATCATCCCGAAGATTTACAGCGTCAAGAAGAAGGCTCCCAAGGTAGGGCATCCTGATAAGTGCCCGTCTTGCGGCTCTACGCTTAGCGTTGTCCCTGGCGGCGGGACCAGCACGATTTGCGGCAAAGAAGTAGATGTCATGGATCTTGTCTGCAAATCAGATGCTTGTCCGGCACAGAACATACAAGCATTCAGTCACTATCTAAAGACGATTGGATGCAAGGGCGTTGGAGGGGCAAAGATCGATCAGCTTCTTTCTGCTGGCGCAGTACAAAGGTTTGGAGATTTCTACAATCTCACTACTGGGCAGCTTCAAAAAGCAGGTTTCTCAGAAAGACAGTCGGTTTTGATTCTTGCCTCGATATGGAAGCTGAGGTCGCCAGAAAAGGAAAGGGACAACAAGGCTCTCCTTAAAAAGATCTGTAAGGCTCAGGGGAAGGGGCTCAAGGTTAGCATGCAGATGTTCATTGAGAGTCTTGGTATTCCACAGTCTGGTAAGGGGACGGCAAGGCGTCTAGCGGATACCTTCGGAACGATGGATTCATTGTTCGATGCCACCAAAGATGAGCTTTTGGCAGTAGACGATGTTGGACCGAAAACCGCGGACTCGTTGTTCAGCTTTTTCGCCGCAAAGAAGAACGACATCAAGTATATGATGCAGTTTGTGAAGATTGAGGCACCTGCGACTGGCCCGTTGGCGGGTATGACCTTCGTCTTTACGGGCGGGTTTGATGGCGGAAAAAAGAAATGGCAATACCTGGTGGAAAGTAATGGCGGTAAGATTGGCTCCTCCGTATCGAAGAAGACTGACTATGTTGTCATCGGGACGGATGCTGGGTCGAAAGAAACCAAGGCAAGAGAACTCAACCAGAAGACCAGTAAGCCACATCTTATCGAAGATACGGCGGAACTGGAAGCGATGGTAAAATAGAAATTGGCTATTGACCTACACAAGTTAACGGATGATGACGTAAAAAGAAACGTTGTTTATCGCCAAGGCGAACCTCAGCAAGAAGAAGGTATAATTACTTCTTGGAATACCGTTTACGTTTTCGTGAACTACGGGTATACTGCTTACGGGATAGCGACTCGCCCTGCTGATCTAAGCTTTTCGACATAGAAAGGAAGAACCATGTTCCTCGTAATTAGCATCCCCTTGTATGTTTTGTCGGTAATCGCACTTCTCGTTTTCTATTACAAAGTAGTGCGTGAGAATCTTTCTTACGACTTCGAGGAATCTGCTCATGGCATTATGGATGCGTGTATTATCGCTATCTGTTGTCTTTGGGCATTAGTGGTCGTAGTGGGACTAGCAATGCTTTGCATAATTGCAGCCGTAGGAGTTGTGGGACTTGGTGTCGCAGCGATTATTAAGAAGGCGATTACGGAAAAGGATCCAGCGGAGTCTGATCTTAGTATCGTTTTCCCTCCCGTCGAATTCGAAACTCCCCCCGTAAATGCTCCAAAACCAGTAGCTCCTCCGCCTACTCCAAAACACGTATCTAAGGAAGATTTCGGGATAGATGCTCAGTCTGGGGATTCGGAAAGTATGTTTCAGCATGTTCGAGAGGCTACTGGCATGCAACACGATGAGGGTAAAGATGAAGCGTCCTCTTAATATCCTGGTTACTGGCGGTCCTGTTCACGCACACTTGGACTCTGTAAAGATCATCACTAATGGTTTTCGCGGAGGAAGGATGGCTGCGCTTGCTTCTAATCTCGCTAGGATAGGACATAGCGTGAAGTACCTGACTTCTCGTACTGGAAAACGTCCGGAGGTTCTATCGGGAATAACGGTTGAGATCCACGATGGTTTCTGGGACTATATGGAGAGGGTTAAAGCTCTTGCGGGAGATCAAGACGCAGTTGTCTTAGGTGCGGCGGTTTGCAACTTGATTCCCTGCGATCCGTGGAAGGGTAAGTTCCCTTCTCATAACTATAAGCCAGGTGACAAGATCCCCATTGACTTTATGATCGCTCCTCGTGTCATTGATATGGTGAAGATAGCTAACCCAAACACAAACCTGTTTGGGTTCAAGCTGCTAGATGGAGCCCCAGAACAAGAGTTGATTGATGCTGCTTATGGCGTTCTCCTCGAAAGCAGATCGACAATCGTTTTTGCGAACGACAAGCAGGATCTCAACCGGAAACTAGCTGTGAATAAAGAGGGAGGCTTTGAGGACATGGACGAGCTAGATCTGCCAGGGTACATAGTGGCACGAGCAAGGGATCAATATTACACATCGAATCCCCGCCCTAATACTATAGATCCCGATATCTGGGCTCTTTATGTTCGAAGATTTAAGGAAGCAGTAGCGGCTCATAGAAGACTGATGGGCGAGGTAAGGAAGCAGGGGCTTCTCTTAGGTTGTATAGCAGTAAGGGTGTTGGGAACAAATTCGTTCATGACGACGGCTCGTGGCAAAACTAGCATGGATGAGTGGGCTTATGTAAAAAATGTAAATCATGTTAGTAGGTTTATTGACACATGCCCGAGAAAAGCTACGCTGAACGCACCGTTACTTCATAGGATTTTTTATCTGAATCCAAAGGTTAATGTCATTGTGCATAGTCATAAGATGTTGGGCGTAGGTCCAAGACTTCCATACGCACCGGCTGGCACAAGAGAAGACACAATAAGACCTGCGGAAGACATCAAGGAAGATTTCGAGATAGAGGCTCACGGGTCTTACACTCTATTCGAGGAAATGCCGAAGTAAAGGATGCAATCATGGAGATATTGACAAAATTAGGTAGCATCCTTCTAATTCTTACAATTGCGATTTGTTTCGGATGTTGGTTCGTATGGGACTGTACGTCTAGTGTCTATTATAATATACGCTATTCTTGTTATGAAGTGCAATTTCCAGGGTTTATGGATGACAACCCTGATAACCGAGATAATTGTATTGAAAAGCTGCAAGAAGAATTCCCAGAAGTGAAGAAGGCTCGTTGGGGATTTCCTTCTGATAGAATAAGAATTTGGCATTCTGGATCGGCTCAAAGAAACAAAGAGTTTTTCCAGAAATTTGTGAATGATTATTGCCTGGAACAAGCTATGGAACAAGATCCAGATTTTTATGATAGCTTGTTGAATAGAGTAAGATCGGAGTGTCAATAGTGTTTAAAGGCATAGGGATGATTCTCCCAGGTCTGGTCGCCGTAGCAATCGGTGTAGGTATCCTTGCTGTGATTTATAGTTTTGTAACATTCATATGGGATTACGATAAAATTGGTTGCGAACCCGATGCCCGCGAAAAGGCTAGAGACTATATCACAGAGAAGTTGAAGTCAGAATATGGCAATTGGTTTATGTATGATGAACACATACTCCCCCTACAAACAATCCATGAAGGCAATGGGATTTGGACCGTAACAGGCGTAATTAACTGGCCTGACCACGGATATCCGAAAGATGGTCCGGGTGTTTGGGTTCGCAAGAAATTCGGACAGTTCGAAAGATGCTCTCGCAGTGAAGAAGGATCATATAAAATGAGATTAAAACGTGGATCATATAAAATAAGATTAAGACATATAAGTAATATTTGCTATCCAGTAGAATCGTGTAAAGTTCAAATAGAAGGTGGACCGTAGACAAAAGGATGACACCATGAAACGTCCAGAGGCATCAGACGCTAACATCACGAAAGCTATAGCTCTTGGGGTAAAAGCCTACAAGGACGAACTACGCGATTATCCAAACGGGAAGGGTAGGGGAATTTTCGCGTCAAAACATGAGATCTCCGGTGTCCTCAATGAAGAATTCGATGAGTTCACATCTTCAGTACATGAGAATCATGGCCAAGAACAGCTTAAAGCAGAGCTTCTAGATATAATCGTGGCAGCAATGCATGGAGTAGCTAGTATAGAATCAGGCGAAATGGATTGGTGATATGTCCTACGATGACATGACAGTGAATAGATACGGTGAACTGTACGCCAGGTTTCTCAAAAGATCTTCAAATGAATTGATAGATGAGGCAGGTCTTAAACCAGGCGATAGGTTTCTTGACCTTTGTGCTGGCTCTTGCCGTGGAGCAATAGCAGCAGCGGAGAGGGGTGCTGCTATGGTAATGGCAGTAGACTCTAGTCGTGGCATGTTTCCAACCGGGTCAAATGTGATAGAACTTAGCGGCGGAGCTACTGTGTCACTGGTGCTTTCGCCAGTCGAATTATTTCTAAGGTCGATGATAAAGCCGTTTGAGAATATGTTTAATGTGATTTTTTGCCAGCAGGCAGTGAACTACTGGCTCACAAAAGAAACGGCTTTCATGGTAGCAGATGTGATGGAAGATGATGGACGATTCGTCTTTAACACATTCAATGAGAAACCACTTCAAATTCCTACCGTCAAGGAGTATAAGTTCGGTGGGAACTCTTTCGTTGAGATAAGCTATGTCATAGATGATATGGTCTATCATGTCCAGACCAGGAATGGTCTCGCTCCCGATGTCGAGAAGTTCCGCTGGATCAGTAGGGAAGAATTCGGAGAAATCCTATTGGGGGCGTTTGGCGGGCTTAAAGAGGTAAAGCAAGGTAAAACAACGATTTACGTCGCGTCCAAGCCAAAACGTTGAGGTCTGTTTTCTCCTGTCGGAAGTTGATTGCATTTCATAGAGGCGAAGGAGAAAAACAATGTTGGATTTAGTAACAAATTCGTTTCAACTGTTCTTCGCCTACGTTGTCCCTTTCGTCGTAGCGGGCTTTGGGGTCCACGCTTTTTGGACGATCATCAGGATTCGATACAACAACTATGATGGAGCGGAGTCGGAGGTTCTCGGGTATTCATTGCTATGCCTGACTCTGGTCTTTGGCTTCTTCAAGTGGCTGCAAGAGTTCTATGTGATACAGGCTGAAGTGCAGACCCCAGATTTCTCGCAAGGGGCTGTCGTTTTGGCTATGTTCATTGCTTTGCTTGCTTGGGGAGCGGCGAGTGTCCTTAGGATGATTGTGCCGTCTTGGTCGATAGTCGCTGGGTTCTACGCTAGCATCATAATCTTCGGTCTATAATGAAACTAAGAAACCCATACTTAAACGAGTTTGGGAAAACACAGCCTCCTTTCCAGACGGATAGTAGCGGCGGATGGGATCGTAATGATCTCATTCGTCGCTATTCTCACGCTATTCCCTCTATGGAAGCGATAAAAGCAATAGCCGCTTTGGAACGATCTATCGTTGAGGTAGGCGCTGGCAATGGATACTGGGCTTATCTGTTGTCTCAGTTGGGGGTAGACATCGTAGCCTTTGACTCTTTTCCTGATCACAGTTTTTGGATTAAAAAGTGGTTTGAAGTAAGCGAGGGAGACTCAAAGGTAAGTGCAGACTTCCCGGAGAGAGCGCTTATGCTAGTTTGGCCATGTACGGAGAGACAGAACTTCATGGCAAGTGAAGCTCTGAATAGTTATGATGGTGATACTGTCATCTACGTAGGAGAGCCAAGCAACGGTTTGACTGCTGGGGAACAGTTCTTTGACTTGTTGGATAAGGACTTTGAAACTGTCGAGATAATATGGCTCCCAAGGTGGGACATCTATTTCGACCATTTGGCGATCTATGAAAAAAGATAGACAAAAAAGTGCGGGGATTATATTCTATCGATTGGTGGAAAAATCCGTAGAGATTATTTTGGGCCATCATGGTGGACCAAGATGGGAGGGAGTAGAAGAAGGGGGCTGGTCCATTTGCAAAGGTCTTCACGAAGAGACTGATGCATCCCTAAAAGAAACGGCTTTCCGAGAGTTCGAAGAAGAAACTGGCGTATCACCAGATAGAGAGAACTTCAATGAGATCTATCTTGGCTCGACTGTTTCTATCGGCGGGAAGATTGTGCATGTATGGGGTATAGAAGGCGACTGCAACCCAGAAACAGATTTCAGTAGCAATACCTGTCACATAGAATGGCCCAAAGGGTCTGGCGAAATCATAGAGATACAAGAAGTGAGTCATATCGGTTGGCATAGTCCTGAGGAAGCCTCCAGGTTGATGCTCCCGTATCAAAGGATCTTCCTTTTTCGCTTGCTGACATGGCTTAAGCTTCCATGCTATTTTGAGAAAGAAGACGAAGAAGTAGATATTCTTGTCTAGAGTGGGGCAGATGAGGTTTACAATCTTGTTCCGAATAGGAGCCGATTGTCATGGGTAATATTGCAGGCGCAGAACTTGTAGGATACGATGACGACCTGAAAGTCGTACATCTTGTTATTGATGGCAAGAAGATGGACAAAGAGCTTTTTCTTCCATCGAAAGGATACACTAAGGAAAAGCTTGAGGCGGTTTTGAAAGATCTGATGGAAAGATCGAATGCAGACGAGCTTTCATTCTCCACAATACGCTCAAAAGATGGTGTGGAGTTGCCTGAGATAACTCTTAAAGCAGAGAAGAATGGGGACCGATTAAAGATAACGCTTAAAGGCGTTTGGAAGTTCATTCTTGTTTTGAACAAGTTTGTCCCGAAAAGCCACAAAGACAGGAAATCAACTTTCTCTGCCATCTTCACTTTGTTGTTGAGTGGAGAACATAGAGAAATGGCCAGAGAGATTTGTAGGAAAATGATCTGGATGAGCATTCCTCTTGAGATGATGAAAGGCGATAAGGATGGGTAATATAATCCCGGAATATAATCTGGACCATGATGACATGGCATTTTTGCGGGAGTATAGGGAAAAACTCGCAGAGTATTCACGAAAAAAAGTGATGTGGATGACTGCGTTGTGGCGGATGGGGTTAATCATCCTAACAAGCGCGGCGATTAGCCATGCGGTTACTGGGTTATTGTCAAAACCCTTTAGTTCTATAGCCCTTTTGGTTTTTATCCTACTGGATCTTGCTGTGTTTGCCTGCACTCCAGCGGTCAGGCGACTACGACGAAAACACTTCGCAAAAATACTTCTCTCCTCTCCTGATGTCCTTATGGAGTTCCTTAAAGAGCTTAAGGAATCTAAGACAGCGGAAGAAGAGACAGCAATCATTAAAATGTGGTATGATAAACTCTTCAAGGAAAGACATTGGAAATGCAGCGAAATGCCAAAGTGGTGGTAGTAATGGGGTTCCCAGCGTCTGGCAAAGGGACGCTGAGCCAAACTTTCATAGATCAAGGTTTCGTTCATCTTAATAGGGATAAAGAAGGTGGTAGAGTAGTTGCCCTGGTTCCCAAGATGGAAGAAGCTCTTGCTTCTGGTAAAAATGTTGTTCTTGACAATCTGTTCCCAACTGTGGAATCTAGGGCCCCATTCGTCGCTGCGGCGAAGAAGGCAGGTGTAGATGTTGAATGCATGCTCATGGGGACTTCGATTGAAGACGCCCAGCAAAATGCACTTTATCGCATGCATGACCGATACGGGCGGTTGTTTCTTCATCCAGACGACATAACACTTAGTGCGGCCAGGAAAGACTCCAACATCTTTCCTATCGTTGTTCTCTTCAAGTTCAAGAAAGCATTCCAGAAGCCCACTACTGGGGAGGGGTTTTCCAAAGTCTCAAAGGTGACTTTTATAAGAGCGCCTCGCCCTGGGCATACGTCCAAAGCGGTAATCTTCGATTATGACGGAACGCTGAGGGAAGTGGTAGGAGGGGAATTCAAATACCCAACCGCTCCGAGCCAAGTTAGGGTTTTACCAGGTAGGAAAGAAAAGATTCAGGAGCTTGTGAAAGAGGGATACCTCATTTTGGGAGCATCTAATCAATCGGGGATGGCAACGAAGAATAAGTATGGTGGAGTTCAGTTGACGAAAGAACAAGCTCATGCTTGTTTCTCGAAGACGAATAAAGATCTTGGAATGGATATCGAAGTGGCTTATTGCCCGCATGGGACTCCTCCTGTGTGCTATTGCAGGAAGCCTCAATCTGGTATGGGCGTATCCTTGATTCTTAAGCACAAACTAGACCCCTCGAAATGTATCATGGTAGGGGACCGCACAACGGATAAGACTTTTGCCAAACGGCTTGGCATCGAATACTTCGATCAATCGGATTTCTTTTAGGATATCACAATGGAAGCAATAACACAAGAAGAGATAAAAAAGATCACTGAGGACCTCCGGTTGCAGACGATGGCTCAGATGCAGGATAGGATCTTTTTGGCTCTTTGTCCTATAAACGAAGACCCAAAAATGCCAATAGATCATCTGTTTTTATTTGAGGATGGTTTGAACCTAATCGTCAGTATGGACGAGCCTCCCGCTGATGATCTAGATATAGACGGTACTAGAAGATTACACATAAGCTCTTGTGTAAGTAGTGATACAGACTTAGCGACTACGTTCTTGATGAGATCAGAGAATGGTGATTATGAAGCTTCGATGGACTTTCTTACGAAGCTTTGTTCCGAAAAGATCGGTCTTCTTTTTGCGAAAAGTGGAATAAATGCTGATATCAAGGTCATTGCAGCTACTGGTTCTTCATTTCATTTTATTGGGATTAGTCAGAAGCAGATAGATAGCAAATTGGGGACTACCGATAACTAAGCGAAAAATAATCTGAAATTGCCTTGTAGTGAAAGGGTTTGCCCTTATCCTTTCTACGTCTAACCGTAAAAGGATTATTCTAGTAAGAGAAGGAGCTAATGATGAGAGTTGTATTCATATTGCTGGCATTGCTGCTAGCCGTCCTTGTCGTCCACATGATTCTTAAGTGGCTGAAAAAGGATAAGATCTGGAAAATGCAGGAGACTGCTGAATGGGGTCGAGAAGTCAAGAAAGTCAAAGCTGATATCGCCAGCAAGAACAAGCGGATGATTGAAAGGCTTGCTAAGGCTGTCCGGAACAAGATGGAGAAGACGGATGAGGCGGCTCCCACAGATGTTGAGTCATTCATCACGGAGTGGTATGAGGACTTCGACACCACGGAAGATGGAGGAGAAATGGGATAGGGCATATCTAGAAAAAGGGAATGTTTCACCAGTTGGTAAGAAAACGAACGTAACTCAAAACAAAGGAATCTAATCATGTTGGATCTGTCTGACAAACTCATCAAGCGGTTGGTAGGCGTTATCGTAGGAATAATCGTACTGTGCGTTGTCCTGGCGGTTTGCATCGATGTCGTTAACATTGAGGGCTACCAGTCTGGCGTCGTTCACAAATGGGGTAGCGGAGTACAAGACGAGCCCCTGCAAGATGGTTTGCACTTCGTCTGGTTTGGCAACTGCCATATCGTCGATGTCGGAACGCAGAAGATATCTTTCGCACCACAGCAGAAAGTGGATACTGAAGGCGAAGATACCGCTGATAATGAGTTCGATGTTATCGAAGTAGCGTGTGGCAACGAGGGCGGTCAGAAAGCTGGCGTCATCCTCACTGTCGTCTATCACATCGAGAAAGCGAAAGTCGTTCAGCTATACAGGGATGGTCTTGCGAAAGATTATCGCTACAAGATCATGAAGCGAACGATCATCGATGTCGTCAATGAGAAAGTACGACCGAAGGAAGCTCTTGAGATCTACTCTGGCGAAGGATTCAACAGCCTGCGAGACGAGATCGAGAAGGGCATCAAAGAACACGACGTTTTGGTCTCTCGCGGTATCGTCATCGAGAACGCCACGCTTTATGATATCAAACTCGATCCGGCGTACGAATCGGAGATCCAGGCCAAACAGCTTGCGAAGCAGAAGCTGCTGAGAGCTACCGAAGAGAAATTTGCTGCGGTAGAAGAGGCGGCTGCGGAAGCTGCGAAACAACAGGTTATGGTTGAGACTCGTAGAGCCGAAGCGGAAGCGAAGAAGATCGAAGTAGTCATGGAGGCTGAAGGTGAAGCCGAGCAGCAAGTCCTGGAGGCTGAGGCAAAGGCAAAAGCTAGGGTCGCGGCAGCTACAGCCGAGAAGGAAGAAATGTCCTTGCAGGGTGAAGGCGAGAAAGCTCAGAAGGGATTCCAGGCTGAGGGCGAACTGGCTCTTGGCACAGCACTGGCTCAGGTTACCGAGTTGAAGAAGATGGCCGAATACGGCGGAGTGGAAGGCAAGCTTCGCGCTCAGGTTGAAATCGGCGGATTGCTGGCTGAGAAGCTCAAAGGTCTTATGGCTGGCGTCAACATTATCCCCGAGAAGGCGTTTATCGCTTTGATGGCAGAAGGTGCCAAGATTCCTGTGGCATTGACGGATCAAGGTGTTGGCGCTGTCGCTCCTGCCAAGAAGTAGAAAGTAGTTACGTCCAATGACTGACAGGGACCGGCACCGATAGATGATATTCGGCACCGGTCCCTTGCCAGTTTGGGATAGGAGATTTTTTCCTGTCCAAACATGCTGTCTTTTCATAGGATCGTATAGACGAAAACGAATCAACTACTATTCGATCTTACCGAGTTTTCTTTGCATAAAAGGCAGATCAAGATCTTCTGCCATGCGGCGTATTGACAATAGAATATCTCGCTTGGAGATGTAGAAAGAGGCAATACGGTATCTTTTCTTTTGCGTTTGCCCTGGGACAGTCGTCCAATGATCTCTTGTTTTTGCTGATGGGGTATGATTGTGATCGGTGATCCTGTATAGGCTTTCTTCCATAAACAATAAGTTAGACAGCCAAGAGTGATGTCCTACAACGCTTAGACGGTGGCATTTGCTGAACTGTTTGTTTCTTGAGACACAACCATCACCGTCGATAAAACCTACGATGAGAGAGAAGAGCAAATCATCATCTATTATCCAATCTATTCGACAAGGGTGGTGCGTCTTGTCATTGGTGATACCGAATTTCTCTCTCAGCTTCATGACCTGCTCGACAGCAGTCAGTCTTAGCTGGCAAGTGTTGTCTTTGGCACGAACTTTGTTCTCAGAGCTTACGAACTCCCGAAAAGACATTAGATGATTGCGGTCCTTGACGGAGATTTTCAAGGTTATGCGTCTTTTGGTAAAGCCTCCATCCGCCAAAAGAAAGCCTATCCAGTAGTAGGCTTCTGGGGTATCTGATAAGAGAACTGACGGGTCGGAAAGTCGAGTAGATTGTTTACGGAGTCCAAGAACTTGTGCTTTTTTTACAACAGCCCGATGATCCCTGCCCCTAAGATTCTTTCTCAGAATGTTCATGGGAGTGGTAGCATAATGAGAGATCATGTAGGCGATCTCATCTTCCGTCCATTTGAGATATTGTCTAGCCATAATAAAAATCCTCCTGTGTGACTACTTACTACAATATCGGCAACTAACCATCTTTTCCTGAAGGAGAAAAAGATGCAAAATGTGCAAATTATTGTGATTGACCCGCAGAACGATTTCTGCGACCCAGCAGGGGCTCTGTATGTTCCCGGAGCCGAAGAAGACATGGAGCGAGTCGCCAAGATGATCGAGGAAATCGGTGCGCAGTTGACCGATATCCATACGACCATCGATTCGCACCACCCCGTCGATATCGCCCATCCCATCATGTGGAAGAACTCCAAGGGCGAACACCCCGATCCCTTCACCCTCATCAGCGCTTCCGACGTTGAGAACGGTGTCTGGGCTCCCACCAGGCCGGGGCTTACCAAGAGGCTTTTGGCCTACGTCAAGGCTCTGGAAGCTGGCCAGCGGTATCCGCTCTGCATCTGGCCTCCTCACTGCCTGATCGGGAGTTGGGGACAGAACGTCGTTTCCGGGCTGTTCGCTGCTCTAGTCCTGTGGGAAGAGGAGAACTTCGCCGTAGTCGATTACGTAACGAAGGGCTCCAACATCTACACCGAGCATTACGGTGCGGTCCAAGCGGAAGTCCCCGATCCGCAAGATCCCTCCACGCAACTCAACACTCCGTTCATCGATACGCTTCGAGAAGCGGACGTTGTTGCGATCTGCGGCGAGGCGGGATCTCACTGTCTGGCGAACACCGTCCGGGATATCGCGAACATGCTTGGCGACGATTCGCATGTCAAGAAGTTCGTTCTCTTGATTGACGGCACGAGCCCTGTTACCGGTTTCGAGTCGCTCCAAGACGATTTCGTCAAGGAGATGACCGGAAGAGGGATGCAGGTCGTCAAGTGCGAAGACTTCCTCATCTGAGCGAAGAAAGGCTACATCTGCCATGTACAACGATCACAGAAACGTGAATCGCCAAACCTGGAAGTTCACTTACACAGGTGAAGAGCTTCTAGAAGCAGCGGAGAAGAAGCTGGCTTTCTTCCGCGAAAAAGAGAAAGCTGCCAGGCAAGAGGTCGCTAAGTTGCTGCAAGACGAGAACGTAGCTCACGATAGCGATGATGTCACGAAATGTCGTACGCAAATCGCATCGAATGGTGACAGCGCGGAGCAATGTTCTGTGTTCGTTCACGAATTCAAGAGATCGATGGAAAGGAAGTTCCATCTCTCGTTGGGAGATGTGGTCTTCTTTGGGTTGAACAAGAACTAACAACGGGACGGAAGGAGATAACCATGCCCCGTATTGATGACACACTCGAACAGAGAAAGTTGCCCACTGGCCATTTCGGCTATTCGGCGGCTGCTCTGGACGACTTGGGAGCGTCGGAGTATACGCTCGTAACTATCGTTCAGGACGTTAGCGGTAGCGTTTCCAGCTACTGCGGAGAAATGGAAGAGGCGATCAAGAACGTTGTCCGGGCCTGCGCCATGAGCCCACGAGCGGACAACCTGTTGCTTCGCGTCCTCCTCTTCGACCATGAACTCCGAGAGTTCCATGGCTTCAAGATGCTCGAACAGTGCAACCCAGACGACTATGTGGGCTGCATCGAGATCGGCGGAACGACAGCGCTGTTTGCCGCTGCTCAGAACGCCATCTCTGCCGAAGGAGACTACGGCAAGGATCTCGCGGACAACGATTTCACGGTCAACGGGCTGGTTGTGATCATCACGGATGGTGACAATAACTGCGCGCCAGCTACCGCGAAGGGCGTACAGAAGGCGCTTGCTGGCGTCATGCGTCAAGAGGCTCTCGAATCCATGCTCACCATCTTGGTGGGTGTTGGGGTAAAGGATTACCCACAGCTTTCGTCTTACTTGTCTGGCTTCCAAAAGGAAGCTGGATTGACACAGTACGTCGAGATCGACGAAGCCTCCCCGAAGAATATCGCCAAGTTGGGCGAATTCATCTCGCAATCTATATCGTCCCAGTCTCAAGCTCTCGGGACTGGTGGCCCGTCGATTCCGCTCTCACTGACAGTCTGAATCTCCTCCATGCCCGCCAGGGAGCCCCGATACACTGGGGCTCCCTGGGGAGTTATATCATGCATGCTGACTCGTTTTTTACAATCGGATCATCGCACACAGTCTGCCAAGACTACGCGAGGACTTTTCTCGAAGGCGAAGCTTGCGTTGCGGTTTTGTCGGATGGTTGCTCATCAGCAGTTGATTCTGATTTCGGTTCAAGGCTGCTTGTAACGGAGACAATATCTCACATTAAAACTGTGGGTTTTGATAATAGCCCAAAAAGTTTCTCAGACTGGGAAACTGCATCCAAGATAATCGGCTCGGCGGCAAGGAAGAATGCGATAAGTCTTGGGCTGAAAGCCCAGGCGATTGACGCAACATTGCTTGTGGCTGTTGCTGACCAAGACAGGACAGTGGGGGTGATATTCGGGGATGGCGCAATCGTCTATCGCCTCAATAACGGGGAATTGGTTATCGAGGAAGTAAGATATAGTAAAAGCTACCCAGGATACATCTCATACGTTGTGGATGATCGCAAGAGGGAAGCTTACGCTGCTGTAGGAGAAGAATGTCATCTACACCGTTTCATCGTATCGGGTGATGACATAATCGCTGAGCCTCCTACCCCAATAGATTGCCTCAAGCCTCATTGGGTTAATTTGCCCACTAGCTCCATAAGCTGTATTGCGTTGATCTCTGATGGCATTTCATCCTTCTACCGCACTATTATAGAAGAGACTTCGAGATCGAATATACAAGTCCCCATGTTGGATGTCCTACCTGAACTCATGGCGTTTGCCAGAATGAAGGGGCAATTTGTGCAGAGAAGAGTTCGTAAGGGGCTGGCGAGATTCGCTATGGCGAACGTTCACCACGCAGATGATGTTTCTGTGGCAGCTATAGCCATTCAGGACTAATACGATGAAACTTAAGATCAAGGGCGGCGGAAACGTTACGGTAACGCAAAGGGAATTCCTGGCCTCAGGAGGTGAAGGTTCAGTATACGCAAAGGGTCAAACCGCTTTTAAGATTTACAAAGACCCTAAGAAGATGATCTCTCCCGCAAAGATGGATGAGCTATCCCTGATCACAGACCCGAATATCATACGTCCCACCAAGGTTCTCTTGGACTCCAGGAACAAGCCTGTGGGATACACGATGAGATACGTCAAAGATGTATACGCATTGTGCCAGCTTTTCCCGATGGCGTTCAAAAAGAGAAACAACCTAACGGCGAAACAGATACTCAAGATGATGCTGGGCTTTCGTGGCTCAGTAGATCATGTGCATTCCAAGGGCATACTGATCGTAGACCTGAATGAACTCAATTTCCTGGCGGATCATAAGTTCACAAATATCTACTTCATCGATGTGGACAGCTACCAGACTCCCAGCTTTCCTGCAACGGCGATCATGGACAGTATCAGAGATCGACATGCAAAGTCTTTTAGTGTGGTGACGGATTGGTTCTCATGGGGGATCGTAACCTTCCAGATGTGGATGGGGATTCATCCTTACAAGGGAAAACATAAGCAGGTGAAAGACCTTGATGCTAGGATGAAGGGGAACATATCCGTATTCAATGCGGATGTCTCTATTCCAAGGATATGTCCAGATTTTGATACTATCCCTCAGGCGTTCAGGGATTGGTACAAGGCTGTATTTGAGGATGGGAAGCGAATCCCTCCTCCGCTTGATGCCCAGGCTGTTATCGTTGTGCAGACGGTCATAAAGACTGTCACTGGAACAGATAACTTCGAGATCAAAATGTATCGAGACTTCCAAGACGATATCGTCGGATATGATTGGTTCGACGGGCAGGAAGCTTTCCTTACGACAGGCGGATTGTTTGTGCATCGACATTTGGACCCGTCTGTCCCTTCTAACGTCCATGTCGGTATAAGCCCTGTACTCAACCATGTAGTTTCCGCTTATCTAAACAACGGCAAAGTGGTTGTGTATGATGCGACTGCAAGACAAGTGATGTCAGCAGATCTTGAGGGAGAAGCCTTGATGTCCTGTGAAGGCAGGATTTACATCAAGAAGGGCGGGGAGATGCTTGAGTTGCAGTTTGTGGAACTTGGGAACAACGTTCAATGCTCGGTTAGGGTCTCTGGCAATGTGATGGAAAAAGCCAGTAACATCTTTGACGGGGTGGTGATGCAGGATGTTTTGGGTGCATGGTATGCTACGGTATTCCCGAAGCCTCAGCATTGCTACCAAGTGAAGATTGACGAGCTAAAGGACTACAAGATTGCTTCTGCCAAGTATTATGGCAACGTTCTCATGGTCGTCGCTAGTAAGCAGGGCAAATACGATAAGTTCATCTTTCGTTTCGATGAGACATTCACTACATACGATGTTAGGATCGCATCTGATGTGCGAGTCCACGAACCAAACTTCGTTGTCCTTCCTAACGGGATATGCGCCCATCTGACAGAGGAAGAGAAGCTTGAGCTTTTCCTTAACAAGAATGGAGAGTCGAACGCGAAGGTAATCGAAGATCCTGTAATTTGTGGAGATATGAGATTGTTCCACAAGGGAATGAAGCTGATGTTCACGAGGGGAGCGGAGATATACACTATCTCTATGAAATGACCAAAATAATTACCATAACTACGGGCGGGCACAATGGAGACTTATTAGTATGTCTTCCAAACGCAAAAAAGAAGTGGTTGACCCTCTTCGTTCTGACCCTATTTACGAATCTCAAATGGTGTTATTTCTCCGAGGTATGGGTGTCGAGAAAATAAGCCTTTTGAGTGGAGTCCGTGTTTACACAAAATTTGCCGGTCAAGGTACTGTCCGTCAAATGGATAATGGAGAATACGGCATCAGGGTGAGAGTAAGATGCTGCAAGAAGAAGTGTAACAGGTACATGACCGCTTACCTGGCGTATAGAAACAGGAGCCTAGGAACGTCATTTGTTAATGCACATGGTAAGAGCGGGAAACGGATAGGAGACCTGCGAGATCAGATTTATGTTTGCCAGCATCACATGAAAAAAAGAGTAAGAATTCTCTCGAATTAGAGAAAAGTGAATCGAGTCTATAGTATGCTTATCGTCAACCGAAAAGGCAACCAAGAAGAAAGGGGAGCCTTCTAAGGTCGCTGGCATTCGGCATGTTTATTGTAGGGCTTCTCAGTATGGCGTGTATGCACCAGGCAGAAAAAGAGGCGCAACCGGAAGTCTTCAATTCCGTTTTCAATACAGCGTGGTTCACTATGGTGACAGTCACTACAGTAGGATACGGAGACATATCTCCTTCTACAGTAGCTGGCAAGATCATAGCGATGATGACGTTCATACCAGCACTCGCTATTTTCGCGGGGATAATAGGAGTCCTCGGAAGCTCTTTCATCAAAGTGGTTGAGGAAGAGATCGATCCGAATATTGATCCCTTAGAAGAATTTGCAAAACAGAAACGGGTGAGGCAGGAAGCTCGTAAACTACTGGAAGGCTACAAGCCTCTTGAATAAGGATTGAACGATGCTAGGACTTGTAATACAGATACCGAACCTGGAACAAGCGTTTTCACAGTATTGGTGGGTAGCTTTGATCGCTTATGTGCTTGTGGCGTTGAAGCCATCTATGGGATATCTTAAGAGACTTAGAGATAACAATAACATGGAATCGTGGGATTACAAAAGGAAGTATAAAAGGGGCGTTCGCCCGCTTATGGTTATTTTGTGTTTCCCAGCTTTCATACCGGTACTTTTGCTATTCCTCGTTTACTGTTTCATGCTGGTAATCTCTTTACCGTCTTATGACAATAGGAAACAGAAATGACATCCATAGTATCGGCAATGATCTTATCGATGCTCCTGGGCAATCCTGAGGTCAACCAGAGCTATACGTGGGGTGAAACGACCATCGTCATCAGTGATGATTTGACCGTATCGCCAGAATTCGCCAAGGATCGAGGTCTCACGGGGACGGAAAAGACCGTATATTTCACAGTTGTCATTACGGAGAGGTTTCCTCTGCTTAGACATGCCACAGGTGAAGAGATAAAAAGGCTGCAAAAAAGAGGTTTTCCGGCTTGGAAGTGAACAATTCTTGATTAGAATGGGGGCATGAGCAAACGAAAGAGACAGATTCTCAAGGAGTCTAGTGCCCAAAATAAGCACAAGGCACAACTTTTGCGCGCCCAGGGAAAAGCCCGTGAAGCCAATATCAAAGCGTCGGGTGCGGCTGTAATCAGGAAGATCAAGAAGATCAGCACACAGGACGCTATCGATGAGGCTTTCGGGGAGAACCCGAAGATGGGATTGTCTTGCGCAATTAGCAATACCATGCGTGGTGTAAGTGGGGAGAAGATTGAGGAAGCTTATCACAGTCTTCTAACCGCATGCTCACGAACGAGGCTCATGGATCTTGAAAGAAAAGCTATTCCGAATTTTGGGTGGCATGACCATAACAACTTTGTGTCTGGATTATTTGGCTTGGCTCGTTATTACGACCGTTGGATTAAACAGCCAGAAGACTGGAAGCCCAAGAGCAAGAACGCGTCACGAGCTTTTTCGTCCCTGGCAAGACACCTTTTTGCCAAGTACAATGTGCCTTCGTTTATGGACTCCGCATGGTTCTATCCCCAGCGAGGTCGCAATTGCTATATGGCATGGTTTGTGGAGATGGGAGCAGGAGAGAGCGTTCGTAACCTCAGGGGCATGCCCATAAAACTGACAAAGAAAATGGCTCACCATTTCACGAAGGCCCCGTCTTCGTTGGTAGTTGAAGAGGCTATCCGGTGGGGACAAATAATTGGGCTTGGCGGCAATGGTCGATGTGCGAAAGGAGTCATGGGAACGAGGCTGGGTAGGGACTTCGAAAACGATGATTTCTGGGTGACTGTAATAAGGTTCTTCATTGCTCACCCGTTCTTGGACGCGAATCATTATGGACCAATGCTTGATTACGTGAATAACCAGAAATTTGTAAGCCCAGGTGTAGAGTATGTAGAGAACAGGGCGGTTAGATTCCCTCCACCACAGCCCAACTTCTGCATGCATGGGCGTACACCAGAAACGCTTATGGCACAAGTGGAGAGATGGCATACTGGGCTTGGAAAAGAAAAGATTCCTCATAAGTCATTTTGGGATAGCTGCGGTATCGATGGCATAACCATCTCAGAGGGGCCGGAAAGTAATCGTCACGTTTATAAGATCGTTGAGCTTATAACAGATTGGCAACTAACGAAAGAAGGGCGTTCAATGTGGCATTGCGTAGGGTCATATGCCAATAGTTGCGGGACTGGGGCAAGTGCGATTTACTCTCTAAGGAATGGTGGGAAATCTGGAGAGAGGATGCTCACAATCAATGTGAATCCTAAGAGCAGGACGGTTACTGAGGCTAGGAAGAAGTTCAATACAAAGCCGAACGAACAGGACTTGAGGCTTTTAAGAGTGTGGTGTTCGCATAGAGACCTAACGATATCAAGATGGGTAGGGTGAAACGTGGATATAGAACTACTATCTCTGGATGAATTGCGTAATTCGATTGACAGGAAGGCTAGCGCCTCCGATTATGAAAGCTTAGCCATTTCTACTGTCGAGATAAGCATGATCGAGATGGTGAAGAACTGGAAGACTTCTGGCTTTGCCAGAGGGACTTTCCCGTGGGCTCTTTACGGAGACAACCGGAAGACCATGAGGGAGCTATTCGGTAAGGTCTCCTTTTGCTATCGTGGAGAATTCTACTTCCATAGCTATCTTTTTGTTTTTGAGAAAGCGCAGATACTTGTGCTTACGGCGAAAGGCAAAGGTACAGCTATAGAAGTAGTACGGTCTAGATCCGGCGAGAATCAAAAATGTGATGGGAAATTTATCATACGGTTTTTGGAGACACTAGCAGAGTTGTTTTATCGCCATCGGAAAGAGAAGACAAATGTTTGACCTAAGAAACGCAGATCTAAGAAAACTGAACTCGATGACGAAGTACCCGTCGATTCCCACCTATCATGCTATAGGCGGTAGGGAGTGCCTCAGAGAAGAAGTGTTGGTTCAGTTCGAGAACTGCCCGATAGCTACAGAGAAGGTCGATGGAGCCAATGCTAGGATCATCTTTTTGCCGGGGAGAACCTATCTAATTGGTAGTCGTAAAGATCTTCTACATGCTCGTGGTGACATTATTCATATCCCGACTATGGGAATCGTGGATACTCTCAAGGATGTTGCTGAGAGGCTTGTTGAAGAGATGAATGCCAGGATGATTCCATATGAAATGTTTGTTATTTATGTTGAGGTCTATGGTGGTAACGTTGGCAAGGCATCCAAGAACTATACTACGGACAGATCGGAATTCGGTTTCAGAGTATTCGATATGTTGCGTATGTCTTTTATTGAAATGACGAGTTGGCCAGTGGAGAAGTTTTCGGGATGGCGAGAGCGTGGTGGACAACCGTTTTTGCCAGAGAAGACTTTGATAGGATATACTGAAGTTTTCGAATTGCCTTTGGTTCCAAGGCGAGAGATCCCGATCCCTCCTCAGGACGTTAGAGGTACATCTGTTTACTTGGATGTGAATTGCGGAGCTTCTGGTGTCACTTTGGATAATGGGGCGAGGGGCAAGGCAGAGGGTTTGGTGTTGAGGGATGCTGGTAGGACGAAGATAGCTAAGATCCGTTTTGAGGATTACGCTCGGACGATTAGGAAATGGGATCAAGAGTAAAGGCTTTTTGATATTTGAATAGTCGTAGAGGTTCTAATAAAGACTTCTTATCGTAATAATCGGAGCTTTTGTTCATAAGTTCTGGTTCTACGTTGCTTTTGGAAGTGTTTTCCCCGCATGCGCGGGGGTGTTCCGGCTGTAATAAGTACGTCTGATGTAGATCATGAGTTTTCCCCGCATGCGCGGGGGTGTTCCGGCCCAGCCTCGAGTGGTCGCAGGTTCGAATCCGTTTTCCCCGCATGCGCGGGGGTGTTCCGGTTCGATCTCAAACGAAGATTCACAATTCTTAGTTTTCCCCGCATGCGCGGGGGTGTTCCGATCGCTTCGACGAACTGGTAGCTCACCTGGCTGTTTTCCCCGCATGCGCGGGGGTGTTCCGCTGAAGGGTGAGGATGGAAAGCCTTCGCTATAGTTTTCCCCGCATGCGCGGGGGTGTCCCGCACCGTTAGACTGACAATGTGAGTCAGAGCCATTTTCCCCACACACTTGGGGGTGCTCCTCCTACTATATTATTGCTTCCCTCGGTTATACTGTCTTCCCCGCAATGCGGGGGTGTATTCACGCACAATAAATAGCGTATCATGTCCTAAAATTATCTTACAGAAATTTGATTTTTCTCTTTACTGTGAATACAAAGACGATATAGTTACCATTGTTGATGATGAATTTTCCAAATGGAACTTGTAAGGAAGCCAAGGATGTTTGAGCCTAAGAAATCATGGAACAGCATCGAGCAGTTTCATAGCGCGCTATGGGGCAAATACGATGACAAGACAGGAAAGACTCATCCGACTCTTTTCCATATGCTTGATGTTGGATTCACATCTCTTGCCGTTTTCGACAGACTTACTCCGATAGAGAGGGAAACTGCCGCCCTGAATCTTAATCTTACTGTTGACGAACTACGAAGGTTTCTTCCTTTCTTCTGCGCTTTGCATGATCTTGGTAAGATTACCCCAGGCTTTGTCTTCCAAGTTCTTTTCCCCTCAACGATAGCTGTTAAAGCTGGTTTTGATCTTGTCGGCATGTATGACCCGACTTGCAAGATACCAGTTTTTAGCAGGGAAGAGGGAGTAGATCGTTTCCGACATGAGAAGTTCACCAGAGAGATTCT